CTAGGTCCAGCAGCAGGGGCCTCTCCGCTTTGTTGTTGTTCAGTTGGCTGCGAGGCAGGAACGGGGGCCGTTCCTACTGCTGGAATACTAGATTGTTCTGGAAGTGCCGGTGCTGTTGGTGCCACCGGTTGTGGTTCTGGCGCAAATGCTTTTTCTATAATAGTTTCTAGTTGGAAACCTTTTTGTCTGCCTTGTATTACTTCGGCAATTCTCGTAATGATTTGAGATGGATCTTGACCTTGGGCAGCAAGCGCGGGAATAGCTTGTGCATACTGAGCAACAGCAACCCTAAGAGAATCACGCATTTCTTCAATGTCAACTCTTTGTTCTTCTTGCGTAACATTTAACTCCATTGGTATTTCTCGGCGGACATAATCACGGGACACTAACTTATCGCTACGCATTTGTAGTAATGCAATGATGGCTCGGTTAGGATCCATACCAGACATAATGCCGTAACGTACATCTACGCCATACTCGCCTTTAATATCACGAGATGGTGTGTATTTCATTGTATAAGGTGTACCGTCATCGGTTCCCTTAATAGTCTTAGTCATATTACCGAAGACAACCTCATCTACTTCAAAGCAAAGTGAGGTTAACTCTTGGAATAATCTAGCAAACTGCGCTTGTGCTGCTTTAACTTGTGTATCAAAGCCAGCTTGTAATGCTTGAACTCCGCGACCTGTAACAACAGAGGCATCAATATTACCTGAACGAGATTCAGGGTAACGAGAACCTAATCTTAACTCACGCTCTAGTACACCAGACTCTGTAAATACTCCTGCTGGTAGCTCTAGTGGAACTCTACGAATACCTTGTGGGTTAGCAGACCTCATAATCGCATCAGGTCCTAGTGCTAACTCCTGAACATCTTGTGGAATAGCAATAGGTGCTTGAATAGATTTCTCTGCTGCTTGGATCTGCAATACTGCAAAGCGAGCACGGGCTAATTGAACGGATAGAACATCATCAAATTGTCCACGAGCTTCACCATCTAAGGATGAACGAAGTGCAACTCTTGCTAAACACTTACCTACTGGGTTAGGTGTATTAGATAGAACTAAGTTATTACGCTCTGGTATAAAAATTAAGTCTTGATCTTTATCGTGGTATCTAACGATAGATAGGTAAGGGGAAGCGTAAGAATAAACTGTCTTTCCAACTATCTGATCATAGAACTCAGGATACTGGGATGCGATACTCTCAGCATCGGATGCAATGATCTGTGATATAGATAGGCAACGACCAAATCTATCTACCTCAGGGTATACACCAAAAGGATTTAACAAACGGATACGAGGATTGTTTGTCTCATAATCCATTTCAATCATTGCTGGTAATAGACCGTAGGTATTAAAGTAATCAGCACCGGTATACATCTGAATCTGTAGATCAGAAGATGCTACATAGTAATTAGCAATACGAGTTCTAGTATCAGCAGCACGGCGTTGGGTATCAGATACCATATTAGTTGCTGCACAGTTAAAGGATGGCAGTGGTGCCATTACCTCTGCTAGATCCCTTGCTGCTACATCTACAAAGTTTGCAACTAAAGGCTTTGGGTAATCCTCTGAGAACATAGCTGGATATACTTTTGATATATCACCTTGGCGCACGGAAAGAACATCACGCATACGCTGGTCTCTAGCTGCATATCGGTTCTTCAACCGATCTATCTTTGAGACTACCTCTTTAGTAGATAACACTATTTGTCCTTAATAAGATTAATTACTTTCCGCCTACAATTTTCTTTTCAGCAGCTTTAACTTTCTTTACAGCAGTTCTATTAACAATACCTTCACCACGAGTTACTGTTCTATTACGTTCTGATTGAATAGTTTTTTGTACGATAGGAATTAATTTATTTTGTAATTTGCGTTGTTGTTCTGGTGATAGATTAAGACCTCTTAAACCTTTAGTAACATACTGATCGGCTGCATATGTAGTACTACCTTTGGTTGATTTATCTGTTGCTCTTAAAAGTCTACCTTTTTCGCTCTCAGCTTTTTTCATTATTTTCTCCTTAGATGAATGTACGTTCTTTTTCTGCAAACAGTTCATCTAGGTTGACGACTGTTCTCTTGCTCTGTTCATACTTTGATAGGAATGGATTTTTAAGATGGTGTGTCTGATACTTACCATAGTTGAGCATCTCTCTTGCCCTGATCTCACAGAACCAAAGAGCCATTACCATATCTGTTTTACCCTTAGTCGTAGGAGACCAAGTAATTAACTGCTCTATTAGAGCCTTAATGTTTTCAGTTTGATCTGAAGGAAGGTGTATTAGATTATCTCTATGGTGCTTGCCATCAAATTGTTTAGTACCAAATAGGCTAGCCATAGATGCAACACCGAAACCTGCATCCCATTTATTACTGCCAGTATGGTGTTCTTTAAACTGTACACCTTTAGATGCTAAGTGCATCTTGATACCTTCATCTTGTGTTAGGAAAGATTGAAAGGCGTTCTTCTCTACTATCCACTCACTAGGACCATACAAGGATGTCCAGTCAAATATTAGATTTCTAATAGCAGCAGGGCTAGGCCTAGTAATTTTAATAGCATCTACAATATAGCGTTTACTAGTAGCTCTATCTATTGCATAACAGATAGCTGCGGTATCTCCTACCATTGCAGGATCTAACCCACAGATAAAAGTAAAACCATTTAAATCTCTTGGGTGTCCAGGATGACCTGCGGTTAGTCTGCCCGACTTACGCATACCATCTATAGAACCACGAACACAGACTGGGTCAAAGGCCGCATCATCTGAGATATCTTGTTGCTGATAAATTAAAGCCCAAGTTGAAGCATCCATAGATTGGCGTTCGTTATATAGGTTACGCCCATTCCATCTAGGATAAAATCCTGTGACTGGATCTTTCTCTTCTTCCTTCTGACCATCAAAGGGTTGATCTGAGGCAGGCCATAATGTAACCCACTCTTCAGGCTTCTCACTAGATTCTAGTAGGGCTGGCATTGCAAGGTATGACCAAGGTACTAGGCCGCCAGGATATCTATCGTTGTTGCGTAGTTCTTTATATAGATCAACTGCTGCAACGCGGGTACCAATAATAATTAATTTACCACTAGGGTTAAGACGAGACCGGACATCTTGGGTTAACCACTTAATCTGTCGTTCAAAGTCATTAGCATTAGATAGAGTCACAGCATCATCTACTATGATCATATCGGCTCTCTTACCGTAGATCTGACCACCAATACCTACTGCTTCTATATTGGGATCCTTTTCAGATGATTCACGCAACTCATCACCGAAGGTGACTCTAGTTGCTTGCCAGGAAGCACTCTTTGATCTGAAGCCCACACCGGCAGCGTAAGCTGATTGTAACTCCTCATATGAGGGGTGGGTTAATCTCTGCTTTATAGCGTATAAGAAATCTGCTGCAAGCCTTTGAGTTTGGGAAACTATAAGAACTCTAAAGTTTGGATTCTTACAGACCTGCCAGGTAACGTAGTCAATAGTAATAGTCATTGACTTGGCGTGGTTGGGTGGAATGTTTAGAAGTATGCGGTTATTAGCTAGTCCTGGTTCATACTTCATAGAGGGGTGTAACCACGAAGGTTTACCAACCTCAATCATATCTACTAAATTTTGTTGATGGGGGAATGTCTTGTTCTTCAGGAAGCGGTCTCTAAATTGTGCAAAGGTAATCTCTGAGATATCTCCCAGTGCAAAGTTCTTATCCCTAAGACCTAGCCTAGTTCTATCCATCTTATCGGCGAAAACACGATCTGATCTGCGGTAGTACTCATAGGTCTTTAATGATTTACCGGCTGAAGCACAGGCTTGCTCCACAGTCATATTCTCAGCTACACAACCGAGAATAATTCGCTTTGCGATATCTGCTGAGTTCTCAGCCATTATCTAACTCTTGTAGCTTGACCCCTATGCCACGAATACTCTACACCCTTGTAAGTGCCTGAATAAGTATTTCTATCTTTTTCGGTTCCTCTTAAAGATTGACCTGTAACTGGATCCTTAGGAATCATCATTAAAGTTCCTCTAACATCTTTTAATTGTTTTAGAGATGTAGGTGTTGGATTAGGTTTTGGTTTTGATGCCATTGTATTTCTCCTTGTGGATAGAACCTGTGGATAAGCGCCGTAATTAAAATCTTTGATTCATTACTAGGCGGATAATAGGTTACTGGGTGTTTAATAGTTTACACCTGCCGCGTAGTGTGTGTGTGTTCGGTTCACTTCGCTGGCGCTTCGCTCCCGAACAAGCTTTAAGCGCAGTGAGGGGTAAAACTCGGCTCGCCCTTAGGGGTCTCGCCGAAGCATCGCTGAGGCGATGATGGGTCGTAAAACTAGTAAGGGATCGTTTTACTCCCCTACTATATATAAGGCGGGAAATATAACGCATTTCCCGTTTTTATCTAATAAATCTTTATAAATGTGATGGACCTCACTAGCATACTGGTATAATACGGACATATCGGACAGGTATTACGGCAGCTTAACTTTATCAAATATTTTTATTTAGGGTACATACATATACAGTCGGCGCGTTTAACCATACGGGGGTCGGTTTTCCGTTGCGGTCAGCCCTTGTGCGGTGTCCGTTTTGTCCTAGTTAGCCCTAGTTGGCTATACTTTGCCCGACTTGTGGGGGTATTGGTAAAGAGTGGAGGGCTTACTAAACAATAGGCACTATTGGCGCACCCTTACTCTTTAATAACCGGCGACAAGTTGCCGGACTTAAGTATTCCATTGCGAACCATTCCCGATAGTCCGGAGGTAAGTCCTCCCATAAGTTAATAATGTCTGCTAAGTCTGTGCTATTAATCTGTTCCATAATTGCCCCTATCTATTAACCGGCAATTTACCGGCGTTACTTATTAGACTCTCAAATCACCCAAATGGTTCCATTCAATTTGCAATGTCCGATTTGTCTAGCTTTGGAATGTTATGGGCGAAATGTCCAGCTTTTGAATTATTGGGAGGACACCATCAATTAGATACTTGCATAGATGGGGGATCTCCCTTACTATTATCTCAATGAGAGCAATCCCGCCCTCATATTGATAGGAGATTCAAATGGCAAAAGATCTAAAGTTCATTAACAGTTTAGGTTTAGTCCTAAGTAGTAAAGCGGAACAACAGATCCAATCTAATCTATTGTGTGAATTCTATGATCAAATAGAAGAAGATGAGGATCTATTAGGTGATCGCAAATTCGCTTGTATGTCCGATATAAAAGAGGTTAGAGATGCGTTCAATTCCTTTTACAATCTAACACCAACAGATGAGGAGTATTTAGACTAATGACTACTGTTCACACCGGAGATAGGACAAGTGGGTGCGATATCTGTTTAAAGAATGACTACTTGAATGAGATTATTGAGGCCAATAATTGGAGTATGTGCGCCGATACTTATGAGGGTGCGCTTTCCGCGTGGGTGGATAACTCTCCTACATATTACAAGTGGGAAGAGTGGGAAGATTGGATCTCCGATTTTGAAGAGGCTTATTGTGGTGAATGGAATAGCGAACAAGAGTTCGCCGACAATATCGCAGATGAGACCATTACGCCGGATCTTCCGGAGATCGCTCAATTGTATTTTGATTACAATAAATTCTCCCGTGATTTATTTATGGGAGATTATTGGTCTAGCAATGGGTATGTGTTCCGCAACTTTTAAAACTTGATGGCGGGCTATCTCTCACCGGCTAACCGGTGGGAGATGGCACTCTCTCAAATCGGGAAGAGTGGAAAGGATAGGACAATGCAATTCTTCAACAGTTTAAACGATGAAGATCAAAAGGAGATTCTAGGCAGTGTTGCCGATAACCTTTTAGATGCGTTTATGAATAACTATGCAGATGAGGGTGAGGAGACACTTGAAGAAGAGATCTTTCAAATGTGTTCAATCCAATCTTTCAATGTTTTATTTGAAGAATACCAAAAGGTAAAGGAGGTTAGTGATGAGATCTAATTCTTATTACAAGGTGAGGAGAGTAGTGAGGGCTATCTTTTGGCTCTCTTTATTCGCCGGCATCTATCTAATCTCTACCCGCCTATGGTGGAATGGTGGCGGGTATTGTGTTGGGAATATGGAGGTGTGCGGGCTATGAGTAAAGAGTGCCGGCACATCGCCACCAATTTGATGTGGCTAGTTACCCGCGATGATTACAGTTTACAATCCGCCGATTGCGCCGATTGTAACCAATCAATAGTGAGAGAGACCGCGCCGGTGAGCGCTAAATACAATTGGGAAGATTGGAGGATCACTAAATGAAGATTTCAACTAAGGCTAGATGCGTGGAATGTAACCGCGTATTTGATCTATTAGATGATAACGATTCCAATGAGTGGACATACGGCCACGATTGCGAAAGTTAAGCGGGACAAAAGGGGCAAATCGCCCAGCTTTTGGTGGCTTACTATGCCATCTTCCGGCAATGGGGGAGGGTGGCGTGGTATCCTACTTACAAGTGGGAGAGAGGGAGAGCGAACGCTCTACCTTAATTACTGATAGGAGAGAGAGATGATGGGATACAAGTATCAAGATATACAAAAGTTTGGAGGCGCACTTAATATTGCATTAAGTAAAGCCACCGAACAAGAGAGAGATGGATTACTTAAAATATGGGACTTCTTTGAAGGTTTATTAGCAGAAGGCTATGTAGAGGGAGAAGAGGTGGAGGTATGAAAGTATCTACTGCAATCAAGCAACTGCAAAATCTAAATCCGGAAGAGGAGATCGTAATCAATTGGTTTAATAAATCTACTTTTGAGGATTTTTACAATGATGAAAAGCCAATGAAAGATGAACAATGGGCATCTCTTATGGCACATTTTGAAAAAGCGGATCAATACTGGCAATCAAATCACTATGCAATAGAGGCAGAGATTGATATCTGGAAAGATATGCAAGAGGAGGAGAATGATGGCGAGTAAACAAGAATGGGACAGAATGGTAGAAAAAGCCGCTCAAGATGGTGAAGATGCATTTTGGGCAGAGATTGTAAAGCACTTTCCGGAGGCAACTAGTGGAGATTTTGACCCTATTTTATCTATGGAAATGGGTATGAATTTAGAGGGATATCTATCCCATTGGTTAGATTGGAATCACCCAACATATAGGAAGGAGAATGAGTAATGGCAATATGCAATTGGTGTGGGGATAAAGATACAACTGATATATGGAAATCCCATATATGTATAGAGGATAAAGAGAGAGAGGTAAAAGTATGAATACAATAAATAAACTTACTATTGATGAGTGGGATAAGAACTACTTACCGGTTAATAATAAGTTTGATGAAGATGCTTCCTTTGATGGGGTTATGTATGAAACCTATGGTGAAGAGGTGGAGTATGTAATTGCTCAGGATAATAATAAAATATGGACACTTGTAGACACAAGTGAGGGAGATATGGTGATAATGAACGGCTATCACCTAGTAAATCGTATCGGATACTTTATTACTACCTTTGGTTGGGTAGAGGAGTATATAACTGTGGAAATGGAGAAATGATGAGTTATACACCGGCGATATGTGGCGATCACCTAGTCCCAATAAGTGAGTGCGATTGCCTAAGTTATCTAAAGGAGATAGAAACATCAGCTAAACGGTTGATCCAACTAGCGAAAGAGAGAGAGGGAATGAGATGAGTAAGTGCCGGTATTGCAAGCAAAAGGGGTTAGTCTTATCTACAATAAATGTAGATTATTCCTGCGAATATTGTGGAAAGTGGCAGAACGCTATCCTTGATAGTGTCTGGAATATAGAAGGTTATATATACGAGGAGAGCGTATGAATATCTGCCAATTCTGCGGGTGGGAGATAGCAAGAGTGGACTGGTATCACCGGTATAACGACAAGCTAATCTGCGATAACTGCGTAATGGATACAATGAGCGAGAGGGAGAGAGAGCGAGCCAATGGGTGAGCCACGCTATCTATCCGGAGATGAGTATGCCCTTAACGGGGTAGAGGGAGAAGAAGAGGAGACCGGAGATGCCGGTCTACCTGATCGTATGTGGGAAGATGAGGACTAAATGAGTAATGTAACAGAGATACGCAACGGGTCAGTAAAGAGAATTATATTCTATGAGGTAGCTGACCAACAAAACATAGCCATATGGGGCGGAGAGAGTGCCTTAGATGCCCTGAAATGGTATAGGAATAGCCCTAATGGGAGTAAAATATATGTCCAAGAGTGGCTAACAGATGAGGAAGATGCCAAGGAAGTGTCCTCCCAAATAGAGATAACACCTATAGTATTATCTACTATTGCTAATTGTATGGACAGGTGGGTTTAATGAGAGAAGTAGAGCGGAGAATAGAAGCCGCGAAAGCACAAGCCGTTCGTAGAAGAAACTACAGGAGAGCGAGAGATAGAGCGTTAGCGCGTTTGAGTAATGACTACCCAAATGTATATCGCACCTACCTAGAGGAAGAGATGAGTGCTGATGAAGAAGGTAATAAGAAATGGCTTGATATTAGTGGTCGCACTAGGACTACTGCTAGTAGGTCAAGATAAATTATTCCCACGACCGGTGGGGCAAATACCTAACGGTGTAATAGAGAATAGGAAGGCAACTAAAGATGAGAAGAACTACAATAGAAAGATCGCGAAGGCCTACGCTTCGGCTGGTTTCGGGTGGAGTGGGAGAGAGAGCGAGTGCTTACTCGCCCTTTGGACCAGTGAAAGCAGGTTTGATAACTACGCAAAGAACCAACGAGGATCAAGTGCTTACGGAATTGCTCAACTCCTTGGAGAGAAAGATAGTAGAGCTGAGTATCAAATCTTGCGAGGTCTTAAATATATTTCTAAGCGATACGGAACACCTTGTAAGGCGCACAGGTTCTTCCTCAAACACCGATACTACTGATAGTATCTAACTCTTAGGTCGGCTCTCTCCGATCTATCTAAAGAAAGCCTTGCTACCCTTCCAGCAGGGCTTTCTACTTTTTTCTAATCCAATACTGATCGTTAATAACTAATGTATCCAGCTCAGCCTTGTGTCGCTCAGTAAATAAGAGTATGCCAACGCGAGGTGTCTTAGATGGTGGAAGATTACGACCCCAAGTGTAATCATCAAATGCCATAATGCCACCGGACTTTAATAGAGGCCAGCTAAGTTCTGCATCCATTAACACACTAACTGCTGTGTGGTCTGCATCAATATAAATAAAATCATATGAGTTCATAAAGTTATTGCGCTGTCTAATTAGATATTCAACAGTATCACTAACCACAGATACAATAGATAGGTTATTAATCTTCTCTTTGTATACCCTCTCAACATCGCTGAAGTCCATCTCGGCGTGGCTTTCCTCATCACTGCCAGCCCAAGTATCAACATCAATTAGTATTGAACTCTTATCAGTTAGAATGTTATTACATAACCACACACTAGCATCACCTGTATATACACCTAGTTGTAGGAAGCGTAGGTTTTCTTTACCTGCATACTCTGATAGATAGGTAGTAAAATTATTCTGTGCAATTTGTGCAAACCAATTAGGATAATCAGTCATCGCTTGTCCGTACTGTAGAAACCATTACCTTTAAAACTCACAGCAGGAGGAGCATAAACCCGAACAGCAAGATCACCACAACAGAGAGGTATATTCTCATCATCATATACAGACCTTTCAACTGAGCTAACTAGGTTACAAATATTACATCTATATTCGTAGATCAAAACACTGTCCCATCTTCTAGCTTTAAGAACCCTACTAGTTTAGTACGCTTAGTTCTATTCTCAAACTCAGTAGTAATAGGTAGCCACTTCTCCTCCCACTTAGGCTGAGGTATCTCGGTTAAGTTAAAGCCCCACACACCATCAGGTGTGGAGTTAATATACCAAGGTATAAGTGATCTGATACCTGCTGCTAATATTAAACCCTGATACTTACTCTCTTCAATAAGTAGATCAGGGTAGTGAGTCTTGCGAGACTTTAATTCTATAAACATCTTAGCCTCAAGTGATATACAATCCCAGTTATCAAACTCTTCACTTTTCTCAAGGTCTGAATAGTAATTCTCTTTTAGGTAATCAAATAGTTGTGGCTCTTTAAATTCCATCATATCCTACTAACTGCAATAGCACAGTACTCTTGGCTTATTTCACTACCAATGTAGTTTCTGCCTAGTTTTTTAGCAGCAATAGCAGTAGTTCCTGATCCCATAAAAGGATCGTAAACAATATCTCCTTCATTACTCCAAGATAATATGTGATCTGATACCAGACTCTCAGGAAATACAGCAGGATGCTCAGTTTTATTCTGAGCTATAGCACAATCCCAGATGTTATCTTTATATCTTTCCATATTTAATACAAAAGTTTTCTTAGTTCTTTCTTTACCTTTAGTAATCTTCTTAACTGTTGAATCGTAAATCTGTCCGCCCAATTTAGTGGGTTGCATAATAGGATTAAATGTTTTAGGTTGTCCTTTAGATAGGACAAACATATATTCAAAGACATCAAAGTATCTCTTAGTCTTTACCTTAGGCATAGGATTAGTCTTACGCCAGATCATAGTGTCGTGTAGGTTAAAGCCAGCATCTTTTAAACCAAGTGCTTGCCTAAAAGATGTACCAGTTTCACTACCTTTTTCAGTAGCATCTCCTACTATCCATACCAACACACCACCTTCTTTGGTAACGCGGTATAGTTCTTTAGATGTAGATTCAAAATCAAAAGCATATCCATTATAAACTCTAAGTGAATCATAAGGTGGAGATGTAATGGTTAGATCTATGGAGTTATCATCCATACCTTTCATAGTCTCTAAACAATCCTCATTGTAAATTATGTTTATGCCCAAGGTGTCTCACCACCTAGCCTGTCCTGTAATCTACGCAAGGCTGAGGTTGACCGGCGATCAGCAGTAGAGATAGCACACTCTAAGTACTGCGCTATCTGATTTAAAGTAAAGTTATCGTGGTATCTCATCTGCAATATAGTCTTATCTTCTTGACCTAGCTTTAGATAAGCCTTCTTTAAATCAATTAGGATAGCTAATAGGTTGCCACCTTCAGCAGGTGTTGACTGCTTACGAGGTGTGCCATCGTTGATCATCTCTTGTGCTTGCTCTAATACTGTACCTTCTACAACGGATGCAATAATAAATGGGATTAACTGTGCGATAGTTGAGGTATCGTAGAACGCTTCATCGCCTACTTTATATCCAGCCTTACGAGCTTTCTCTTTACGAGCATATCTTTCTGCAACTCTACGCATCTGATAAACAATACGCTTCTCATTGTGCTCACGCTTTCGCAGATCAGGTTCATTAAGTAGATCAGTAAACTGTTGACCGCGACCAATAGCCCAGAGATAACACTCTTGTCTTACATCATCAGCATCAACCCAACCTTTAAACTTATTAACTATACTGTAAGCAACTGAAGGTACTAACTCGTATAGAGTTGGATGTAGTTCTGGAGTCATTCACAATCCAGCGTTTGCACCTCAGGCCAGTTGCCATCTAATACCATCAGCGCAATAGCTGAGTAATTAAGTAAGTCAACAAAAGAATCTCGTAGTGATTCATTACTTGGTTTAACTTTAGAATCTACTAGGTTATTAATGCGAGCTATCTTGTCCCACATACGCACTCTTAGTCCGTTGATAGGACCACCAGGTGATCTTGCAATATTTAATGGACCGTAATCGTGGTGCTTACTGATAAGTAAATCACCGGCGGCATCCATAACGCGCCACATATTATTAATAAACTCTTCTTCTACTCCTTCGTTGGAGGTGGTGCGATTTCTATTGTGTGCTTTTCGTAATTGATCTTGATAATAGAGATCCCTAAGGTCGCCAACCACTCTGCTAGTACCATCAGGTCTGAGTTCTTCATACATTAGGTACTCCAATTGTCCGTTTTGTCTCTTCTATACCCTTTGCTAAGTATAGATCATTGAGGTCCATACCAGCAGGAAGCGACACGATAGTAGAATTAATAACTTCTTGGGCTACCATCCTAGAAAACTCTGCACCAGGATTAGAACCATCCTCTTTTAAATCATTATCACCAATAATATAAACCTTGCCATAGCCAGTAAACATCCTTGTAAAGTGGGACTTCCAAGCCTGTACACCAGGAACTCCTACTGCTGGTATACCTAAGATTGCAGATGCAACAATAGTATCTAGCTCACCTTCACAGATTGCTATGTATTCACTAGTTAAAATAATATCGCTAACATTATATAGATGACCCTTCTGTCCTAGTGGTGCTCCATACCTAGGTTTACCTTCATCTAATCTTCTAAACTTAAAGCCAACACAGTGTCCCATTACCGTCATATAAGGTATGGATAGCCAGCCTTTATAGTGCTCGTGAGTTGCAACAGGTTCTTTTATATAACCTAAGTAGTACTGATCAGCTACCTCTTTAGAAATCCCACGACCTGCGAGAAAGTTTATTGCTTCCTCGTTTAGATCCTTGTTGTACTGTACTGCCGCTTCTAGCGAGGATTTCAATTGCGCGGGCGAGAGCATCTTTAAACTCCATATTCTCTATAAGACTAATAATGTTTACTGCGTTGCCACCCTTACCGCAAGTGTGACAGAAATATAAATTGTCCTTAGTGTTTATTACTGCGCTTCTCCTACTGTCGCTATGTAATACACACCTTACAGAACAAGCCCTACCTTCCCTTACCTCACCGCCATAGTGAGCAACTATTACTCCAATGGGTATTGTGTTCGCATCGGTTCTGCCATTGCGAAGGCTAGGCTTCCTACTTCTGGACCAGTCTTGTGCTGGCATCCGCAGTCCTCCTTACATTTCTTGTGCATAGTAGTAGCGCGTTTGAACTGACCGATCTTATTCAGTTCACCACCTGCCTTGCATACTTCGCAGATCATTCTTTTTCCTTATTATTAAATGCAGTAACTAATTTAATTATATCTGTAGCAACTTCAAATGAGTCTCCTCCACCCATAATAAGTTTTGAAACATCAGATACTAGACCTGCGTTTACTAATAGAGTAGGACTATCTGATCCTTCTTGCCAAGTTTCTGTTGTAGTTATTATTCCCTCTGGTACTGGTGTCATTGCTTCTCCTTTAGCCATTGTGTTAGGTCTTGGATTACCCAAGCCTTATCTATTCCTGCGTTTCTTCTCTTGAATAAAACATAACTAAGAGGCTGACTAATACCGCGATGCTTAGAATAATTAGTAGCTTCTTTTTGTGCTTCATCCCAGAACTCCTTTAAGTTTAACTTCTTAGTATTCTTTAACTCAAAGATAAAGGTCTCACCGGCAACTATAACTACTAGATCACCCTCATCTTCTGACCCTGATAGACGTAGCCTCTCAGCTACTGCTCCCATCTTCCTAAACCATTTCATTACATCAACTTCAAACTGAGCACCCTTGGTCTTGTTATACCTTGGAGTCATTAAACACCGCATCTCTTCTATACATCATACCCAAAGCATCTGAGTCACTGATCTGACATATCCCATAGTTAACAAATAAACCAACGTGATCAGATCCATCTGCGGTATGTGGACCAAACCTATTCTTAACTGCTGCCACCTTTAATACTTTGTTATAAGGATCAAAGCCAAGAGTAAGTATTAATGCTGGTAATTGAGATACCTTACCGTGAATAGCCCTACGAGCAGGTGGTTCACTAGTCTTTCCATACTCACTCTGTTCTGAAACGTGGTGCAATACCATTACACAGGCTTCAGTCTTGCGAGCCATATCGTGGAACTCCACCATAATAGCTCGCAGACCTGCCCATTCATTATCAGATTCAGCAGCAACATTCATCAGGTTATCTATAACAACCAACTCAGGTGGAATACCAAACAATTCAACATAGGCTCTAACCTCTAACTCAATATCATCTAATGATGGTGATGAGTCAAAGACGAACTGTATGTTTTCTAAATTGTCTAGATGCTTATCGTAGTAATGACGGTTACTATTTAGATTAGCTTCCACCATAAGTTGGCTGTGTCCTGATAGGTGAGAGGCTGCTCTCATCATCACTGTTGCTGTATCTGTATCTGCTGAAAAGAATAAAGTAGGAACTCTTGCTTTAATTGCGTAGATAAGAGCGAACATACTCTTACCAACATTGGGTGCGGCTGCAATCATACATACCTGACCTCTACGAAACTTGATCTGCTTCTTAGCTAGATCAGCCCATACGTCAGGTAGTGGTGTTGCATTAGTGGTTGACCCACGCCACGCCCTATTTAAATTAAGCAACGTTTTCCTCTTGTATTTTTATATTTAATTTAGCTCTTAGTTTTCTGCGGTCACGCTCAGTTACTCCGCCCCAAACGCCAAATCTTTCTTTGCGTAATCCCCATTCAAAACACTCGGCAATATGAGGACATATTTTGCATATTCTTTTAGCATTAAATGCCTGACTACTAGAACCGATATCAGGGAAGAATAGTTCTGTATCCACCTCAGAACATAATGGGTTCTCAAATTCCCAAGGAACCCGCATAAATTATTTTAAAAAGATAGGATCAACTGGTGCATAGCCTTCAGGCTTACGCATCGGTTTAGGACCTTTCATTGGATCAAACCAACCTTTGTATGGTTTGCCCTTTTGAGAAACTCCAACAGCAAATACCATCTTGCCATTAATGCAATCAGGTGCATCTGCTCTGTCGTATGTCCAGACAGTTCCGTACTTATCTGTCATTGTGTCACCACCTGCATCTGATGATACTGCGGTAGCACCTAGTGCTTTCTTAGCATAGGAGATAGCACCTCCGCCATTATTAGGAGCTACATTAGCTCTACCTAGTGAGGCACCAACAGACTCTATTAGAGTTGCTGTATCTTGAACTGCTGTTAACAGTTCTTCTAATTCTTTAGCGTTATCGGCATAGATATTTATAAGTGAACCATCTTTGCCGTAGTTAACCTGTATCTTTGTTGTTGCATTTGCAGCCATTACTTACCTCCGGTGTGTTTGACAGTTAATCTTAATGATTCCTGTCCTTGTTTTTTTGGTACAAAGCCGAGGAGTTTTTCTACCTCTTCGGCATCTACTGAATTGCGACCAGTCACAGTGCTCCATACTATGGATACACCACTATTCGTCTGTCCAGTAAATCCTTCTAGCGATGTCCTTACTGACTCGCGTTGTTCTGTTAGCTCTTTAATCTTTGCATCTAATTGTAAATATTTCAAAGCGGATGTGTCAACCTCTGGGTTGTCTATGAATATCTCATCCCCTTTGATAAGTTCTTTTTTTATACCAGTACATCCGATCTTGCCCGACTCATCAAAGTACTTGCAATAGAACTTGCAGTAGTTTTGATCGCGCTCTGGCTCTGGTGCGATTGCGCTCTCTTTAATAGCTGATAACCAATTCAAAGCATCTTGTGCTAGTGATTCATCATAAGGTTCTGAATGA